ATGCTTGTACTTCATTGGCTAATACTGCCCACTTAAAATTCTCTGTGCGCCAATGTCCAAAGAATAATTCGTCTAAGGTGGTTTCAACGTGGCTAATGACCAGCGTGCGTGCTTTCTTATCCGGTGTGGATTCGATGCCTGCTTGGTCAGGTTCTGCATTCAGCATTTGCTGAAACTTCTGCAATGCTTCTAAGTTGTCTTTGTGAAATGAGTTCATGTTATTGTGATTTAGGATTAATAATTCATCAGGCAATCATTGATTTCTTGGCAGTAGCTAAGCACTGCGTAAAGGATAACTGCTGCGATAATGTAGCGAATGATTTTAGATGCTGTTTTCATGTGTTTTGTTTTTAATTGATAGGGCAAATGTAGTGTAAGTATTTACACACGAAAGTTAAAAATTGTTAAAATTGAGAAGGGCTACGCCCACGAATAGCTGCCGTAGTTCGGGAATAATTCGAAGTACATGCGCATCATGATAGCATCTGCATAGTCAGGTGACTTGCCATGCATTCGGGCTATTTCATCTTTGGAAATAACTGCGAGTTTGCCATCTGCTTCAGGTTGCCGCCTGCGTATCATGTCCAGTTCCTGCACAATCACATCACGAAACTGATTCACTTTAAAGATTACTTTGTTTTGTTCAATCAATTCAGCAAGCTTAAAATAGCATTCTGCTTTTTGATTCGTAAATTTATCAGGCTGCTTTGCCCTTCCACCGTTAAGGAAACCGCGACACTTCAAGCTATCCACTACACCACCACCTACACCGTCTTCATCGCAGATCACATTGCTAAGTTTGATGTTATGCCTATCACATAGCTGGCGAATGGTAGTGACTACTGTTGTGATAGGTTGCTTTCGCAGTTCGTGAATCTCGATAAGGTGCAATCCATGCCATACGCAAATAACACTTCTGTCTTTTCCAAGTCGCGCGATATCCGCACTGATATACTTTTCACCTTTTGCTTCTTCATCCCGGAAGCAGCGCACCAAATCGTCATACTGATATAGGTTATCTACGGACTCATCATACTCCCAATCCCCATGCAACAGTCTTCGCCTATCGATTTCGGGCAAACGTTCCAACGTTTCAATGTAGCTTTCAGGTAGGTGCGGATTGTCGGTTGGCAGCGATGGAATGAATGCAAGGTGCTGTGCTAAAGTATCTGCTTTATGTGGCGCATAGAACTCATTTTAAAGCCAACCTTTAGAAGGATTGCATGTGAGCAGCATCTTCGGTGCTAAATCAAATTCGCGTAGCTTGAAACGAATGCGCGACTGCAATATGTCTATTGCTCTTTTGCTTACCTGCGCTGCTTCATCCACATACGCATCGGTTAATTCCAAACCACCCAGCGCGTGAAATTCAGGATCACTTGGGTAAGCAAATAAGTCCTTTAGTATTATCTCGCTTTTATTGCTAAAAGTGATGACATTTGTCTGGTTATTTATGGTGTAATGCTCATTCGGTGCAAGCCCTAACATGTGCGCTACTTCAAAGAATGTCTTTAACGTAGTCTTCTTTAGCGTGTCAAGTTTACTTCTACCTATCAACCCACGTGTGCCCGGATATTTGAACCTTCGGCTTATCTGCCATGCACAACCAATAAAAGATTTTGATCCACCTGCAGCTCCTCCAAAAAGCACAACGCGTGCCGGGTGTGAGTTGCCCAGCACACGCAATGCTTCCTTTTGTTTAGGTAGGTATTCAATCATTAGAAAGGTAAATCATTACCACGCTGTGGCTCTTCGCTTGAAGGCGTTTCTTTGATTTCACTAATTGTCCATGAAATAAATTTAACTCCATTCTTTCCCTCCTTTGTCCAACCTGCAATGCGAATCGGTTTGCCTGATTCGTTAGCACCTGCTCCTGACCAATCGGGTTGATTTGGTGAAGTCTTTTTGTCGTTTTTGAATAGCACTCCCGTGCCGGGTTTGTGTGTGTAATTACTCATTGTATTAGTTATTAATTATTGCGATGTCATCTACCATGAGGCTTATTGTGGTCTTGCCATTAAAGTCGATTGTTTCTATTACTTCAAATGTTTCGTGGTCGATGCTGTGACCATTGATGAAGCCAATGTATATTTCAGTATCATCGTGATACTGCGCCAGCTTATCCCACAATTCGCCAATAGTCATAGCTTGTATTCGTCTTTATCAGTTAGCAAATGTAATTCCTCAAAGATAAGGCGCATTGTTAGATTGTCACTCATAGCTGGTCGCATGCTTCGCCTGGCTGTTAACACAAATAATTTGCGCAGAAGCTCGACTTCTTTTTGTTGATCGTATTGCTTCATCAGTATTCGTTTTGGTTTTCGATTAGTTCCCTGTAACGTTCCTGCCTGTATTCGGTGAATTGGTAAGGCTTTGTTTTGTATACACGGAAGCGCATGTCGTTATCCCATTGCGGCAGCGCATCGTATTCGCGCATCAAAGCTATTTCAATCTGCGCAGGTTTTTCCCTTTTCACTTCGCGCACAGGTTCTTCTTTGATGCTTAATTTATCTGCTACCTGTTGCATAGCTTCCATGATTTGCGGATGCTGGAACATTTCGTAGATGTTGTTCTGCTTTTGTTCTTCAGTTCGCATGGCTGTGATATGCGTATCACGTTCCTGTTCAAACTTATTTACCCATTCATTCAATATAGACAAGTCTAATCGGTTGTAAATGGTTCCATAGATACCAGCAACACCACGATCTAAACAAAGCTGGATATCTTCAAGGCTATACTTCCAATGATGCTGCACAAAGTGTTCGGCTGCAAAATTGATTTGATCAGCGTTCATGTTCTTGTCGATGTTTATCATTGCACAGCACCGGCTAATGAGCATGGCAATTTTCATCTTTGTTTCATTGCGATCAATCTTTCGAAGCAATGAAATTTGATTACTTGTTACGCTCTCTTTGAATGTCAGCTGCGACTTGGGCTGCCACGTTTTGATAGTGTGCAACGTTGTCAAACTTTGGTTTTCCATATTGATTTGGTTTTTGATTTTTAATTTTATCCCATTCTCTGCGCATCCAATTACGGACTGTGCTTTGCCAATCTTTCATTGAAGATTTACCCACTATCCAGCCATTGGCTTCGTAGTGATCCATAAATACACGAGCGAAATTAACTAACTTATCTTCTGCAAGGAAGTTTCCACCTTTCATGTTCAGTTCTCCCATCAGGTTATACACGTCATGTTCTTCAGGCTTCACAAACTTTTTCCGAGTTACTTTTTTTTCATTTGCATCTTCAACTATAACTTCATTTATATTTTCAATTTCATTTTCATTTACATTTTCCATATGTGGAACATATGTTTTAGATATGTTCGACACATCTTTTTTGGTTCTATTGTTTCTTCGGCTATCGGAATAAGCTTTACGCTTCTGCATTTCAATGCTTAAACGCTCATTAAAAAAGAAACCTTCTTCATCTTTGATGAATTTACCGAACACATCAGCATCATATGAACCACATATGTGCAACATATCTTTTTCGGAAAGTCTACCTTTACTATGCTGAAGGCACAGAAGAGTAATGTACTTACCCTTCTGCTCCATGTTCATCAGCATTGTTCCGGTTAAAAAATCCGAAGAATAAAAAAGGAACGCTGGATCCTTCATGTCAAGTAAATTTTAGTAAACCTTTGGCACAATGTTCAATCGAGTTAGCGCGTTCAACTAAGCTTTGAATTTGCTTACACACTTCATCATGATTGTAACTAACGTAGTAACCTTTGCTTGTACCAATAATTGGTAATGTGCCAGCACGACGTAAGTGGTTAATCATTTTACGCAATCTTACACCATTAAATGAAACGTTCAAAGAATGGTTTGCAATATGCCTTTTCATATCACTTACAATCTTTTCGCTTTTAGCTGGTTGTTGTTTAGTGTAATTGTTTAGAATATCGATAAGTGCATCCAGCAAACCGATTTCAACTGCGTTCAATTCGCAAGTTAATTCTTCAAAATTGGTAATCATAAAAGTAAATACCCACCACTACACGTAAAGGCTCGTCCGCGCACGAAGGTGCTATGGCAATACGGCAGTGATGGGATTTAAAATGTTTTTCATAACGAACGAGCGTTGCAAAGATAATCAAAATATCTCTACTTCCAAATAATTGTGGCAATCATGAATCCGATTACAGCACCAACTGCCATGATCAAAAGCATCTTGCTATTGCTGTTGTCGCATTCTGGTTCTTCCTGCACCGGTAGTGGCTGTGTGCGTTCAACACCTTTGATGGGTGTAAGCTTTAATTGCCCATTTCCATTTTGACTTTGCAACAATAAACGCCTTGCTTTTAAACTCTTTTGAATCATTCTAACATCGCTGGCTAATGGCTCACGATTAGCAACCCATTTATATCTGCCTACTGAAACTTTGATTACTAATCCTAATTCCATCATTGCCCTAACCATACCACTGTCTAAACGATTATCAAGTAGGTAATACTTAGCATTGAATTCTTCACCATTCGAAATAAGCTTCATAGCTTTTAAATACTTGTCTTTTGTGTACTTGCTCATTGCTCTAAATAAGTTTTTATTGTTTGTGTAAATTCTTCAAATGACCTGCACACCTTAACTGCATAACCTGCATTGATAAGCTGTGCGTGAACGATTTTTTGTGTGTCGGATAGTTTACCTTTTTCAGTCTTCATCTCGATGAACAGCGCATGGTATACACCACTACTCATGCAGATCATTAAATCAGGCATACCTGGCATAGCCCCTTCTGCTTTCAAGATGTTCCAGCGTTTGGCTCTTTGCACAGGTGTACCACCTATAAACACACCATTAGGGAAGGAAGCGATTAGTGTGCGTGGAAAGGAATAGCGGAACCATTCTACGCAACGTTGCTGAATCTTGCTTTCTTCGTGCTTCATGCATTCAGGGAATTAGATATTGCTAACCAAAACTTCCCGATGTAATCTTCATCTGCCTGAATGTTTATCACAGGTAGATGCGATTCCAGCTGCATATACTCCCATTGTCCTAAAGAATTGACTTGATAGTCGCAACCTAATGTCACCGGGCAGTATTGCACGCTACTACGCTCGACAGGAATATCAAACCGTACAATTACATGCTGGTCATGGTTAATCGTAACAAGATAGCACATCCGATTTTCGTTTACTACCTTCTTCTTTACGATGTACATGTTCTTATCATTTACCCTTCGGATGTCGTGCACATCGTATTCGCTATGCATCGAATCGGTAAAGTTATCATGAAATTCAAGGCTGTTTAGATTGTCCTCGATTTCGCGCCACCTTTTCTCCTTATCGTCTGTGCTGAATACCAACTTGCACCAATCCATCAACTTTGCATTGCTTACGTTTAGTTCCTTTCGCAAATCGGCAAAGCTTATCTTATCAAACTTCTTTATGATAGTAAGGATGTC